TTGAAAAGAATCACATCAACGGTATTCAATCCAGAGGAGCAATTGTAATGACCCAGCACGGTTTCATTGAAGATGAAAAGAAAGCTATTGATAACTACAAAGATCAATACAAAGGGACTTGGTCTGATATCTTAGGATCAACAGATTTCGAAGTAGCAGTTGAAGCTGAAGTAGGAGAAGATATTAGAGATATTGGATTGAACGATGACTAATTATTTAGATCTCCTAAATAAAATCGAACAAAAACCAGATAGAAAACTTAACGACCATGTTTTAATTGTAGATAGCATGAATACCTTTATAAGGTCTTTTGCAATGCTACAGTCAATGAATCCCCAAGGCCATCACACCGGTGGTCTTGTTGGTTTCTTGAGATCGTTAGGATTCTTAACCAGGACGTTTGATCCTACTAGAATCATTTGTGTATTTGACGGCCATGGTTCTTCTACAAACAGGAAGAATATGAATTCAGACTACAAAGCAAATAGGGGTCATACAAGAATAACTAACTGGGAGATATTCGATGATAAAGCAGATGAGTATGCTTCCATGACCATGCAAATGCATAGATTGGTTGAGTACTTACAATGTCTTCCAATTACTTTAATTTCTATTGATAAAGTTGAAGCCGACGATATTATTTCGTATCTTGCACAAGGATTTGCTTCAAAAGGGAATAAAGCAACAATTGTATCTTCGGATAAAGACTTTCTTCAGATAGTCGGAGAGAATTTAGAAGTTTATTCCCCTATCAAGAAAAAAACCTATGGAAAAAAAGAAGTACAGGAAGAAATAGGTATGTTACCGGAGAATTATTTAATCATGAAAGCACTACTGGGGGATGACTCAGATAATCTTTCAGGAATAAAAGGATTAGGTCCAAAGACCTTATTAAAAGAATTTCCCGGAATAGTAGAAGATCCTTTATTTGAATTAGCAGATATTCAAAAAATATGTAATGAAAAATTGCAGACTAAGAAAATATTTGCACAAATTCTATATGATTGGGATAAGGTAAAATTAAATCATCAAATGATGAATTTACTTGAGCCACGCTTGTCAGATGAGGAAATTTTTCATATATTAGATAAGATAAAAGAGAAGATTCCTTCTCTACAATCAGGACCATTTCTCCATATGTTAGAGATGGATAAAATAGAAGCATTAAATAAAAACGTTGAAGGATGGTTAGAATTATTTAGACCTCTTACAACATACCAAAAATAAGTTTTAATAAAAATAGTTATATGACAAGCCTAGCAAAATTAAGCCAGTACGGAAAAGGATTTCAATTAAAGGTATTAGGAGCACTTCTTACCGATAAGAAGTTCGTACTGAATACCCGAGACCTTCTTAGAGTAGAGTATTTCGACTCAGACGCCCACAAATGGATTGTAGAAACACTTGTAAAGTATTTTGATAAGTACCACACTACAATCACAATGGACATCTTAAAAGTAGAATTGCAAAAAGTAGAAAATGATATTCTACAAACAGCAGTTAAATCTGAACTACGTGGTTGTTATGAATCAACTCAAGAAGACCTTGAATACGTACAGGAAGAATTTACAACTTTTGCTAAGAACCAAGAGCTTAAAACAGCATTACTAAACTCAGCAGATCTTTTAAATCAAGGAGACTTTGATGGAATCAGAGGAATGATTGAGAAAGCCATGCGAGCTGGTATGGATAAGAACATGGGACATGAGTATAACAAAGATATTGAATCACGATACAGACAAGATTATCGTCCTACCATCCCAACCCCTTGGCCAATCTTAAATGAAGGAATTCAAGGAGGTTGGGGTCCTGGCGATCTAATCATTATGTTTGGTAATCCAGGAGGAGGAAAGTCCTGGACAATGGTTGCAGCAGCAGCACATGCCGTACAATTAGGATTCAACGTAAACTACTATACCTTAGAGCTTGGAGAGGATTATGTAGGGAAACGATTTGATTGCTACTTTACAGGATATGGAATTGAAGAAGTAAATAAACATAGATCTGAAGTAGAAAAAATTGTAGGTAAACTAAAAGGTAAGTTAATTGTAAAAGAATATCCACCTAAAGGAGCTTCAATCAATACAATTAAATCTCATATTCAGAAGTGTATTGATATGGATCATAAACCAGATCTAGTTGTTATTGACTATGTTGATTATTTAAAAGCACCTTCAAAGCATAAATTTGCCGATAAGAAAGATGAAATAGATGATGTATTTATCGCAACAAAAGGACTTGCTAAGGAATTAAAAATACCTATTCTAACACCCTCTCAAGTCAATAGAATGGGAGCTAAGGATAATGTAATTGAAGGAGACAAGGCAGCAGGTTCGTACGATAAGATGATGGTTGCTGATATTTGTTTATCTCTTTCTAGAATGAAAGAAGATAAGGTATTGGGTACAGGACGTATTCACGTTATGAAGAACCGGTACGGAATGGACGGTATGACTTACGATGCAAAAGTAGATACAAACAATGGTCATATTGAAATTCTAGGTAATGCAATCCTGGATGATAACGGAGAGAAGCCTAGAGGAGGTCTTAAGGAAATAGCAAATAAGTTCTTTGAACTAGAAGGCAAATCTCCTTTCTAGGACTATTTATTTCTACAATATTATTCTATAACAAATCTTAAAAAAGCGAATATGAGTCTAAAAGACGAACGCATAGTTTACAAACCATTTGAATACCCAACCGCACAAGATTATTGGTTGAAGCAACATCAAGCTCACTGGTTACACACAGAAGTACCAATGTCACAAGACGTAGCAGATTGGGCTTCCAATTTAAAAGATCACGAGAAAAATGTTATAGGTGGAATCCTAAAAGGATTTGCACAAACAGAAACGGTTGTGAACGATTACTGGACAACCCTTGTCACAAAATGGTTTAGAAAACCAGAAATTATTATGATGGCTACCACCTTTGGTGCCTTCGAAACAATTCATGCTGAAGCATATTCTTTATTGAATGAGCAATTGGGATTGGATAACTTTGCAGAATTCCTAGAAGATGAATCAACTGCAGCTAAAATCCAAGCTCTAATGGACGTTCGTGATGGAAATGCAGGAGAAACCAATTGGCATGAAGTAGCTAGATCACTAGCAATCTTTTCAGCATTTACTGAAGGAGTGAATCTATTTTCATCATTCGCAGTACTTCTTTCTTTTAAAATGAGAAACAAATTAAAAGGAGTAGGTCAAATTGTAGAATGGTCAGTAAGAGATGAATCACTTCACTCAGAAGCAGGATGTTGGTTATTCAGACAATTGATGAAAGAATATCCTGAACTAAAAACTGAAGAGTTAATTAAAGATATTGAAGATGCAGCCAACCTAGCACTTCAATTAGAGTTTAACTTTATTGATAAAATCTTTGAGATGGGAGATTTAGAAAACTTGTCCAAAGACGATCTTAAAAACTTTATCAAGCACAGAGTTAATACTAAAATGGGTGACTTAGGATTAAAGCCTTTGATCCCTTCAGAGCAAATTGATAAAGGAGCTCTAAAACAAATGTTATGGTTTGATGCTGTAGTAGCAGGGAAACAACACACAGATTTCTTTGCATCGAGAGTAACAAACTATTCCAAAGGTCATATGGATTGGGATAACGTATTTTAAACAAAAAACATGGGAATAGATTACAGTGCCTGGAAACCAGGCGTAGATTATCCGGAATGGATGAATGAGGTATCTTTGGCTACAATTTCAAAAGGGTATTTGTTACCTGATGAGAATCCAAAGAAAGCATACCGAAGAGTTGCTGATGCAGTAGCTAAGAGATTAGATCGACCAGATCTAGCAAATAAGTTTTATAAGTATATGTGGAAAGGTTGGTTGAACTTAGCCTCACCAGTACTTTCAAACACAGGAACAGATAAAGGACTTCCTATATCTTGTTTTGGCATTGATACTCCAGATTCCATTAGAGGTATCGGTTTAACCAATGCAGAGCTAATGAGATTGACTTCTCTAGGAGGAGGTGTAGGAATTGGATTGAATAGAGTTAGAGGAAGAGGTAAAAAGATCGCAAACGGCGATACAGGTAACTCAGAAGGAATTGTGCCTTGGGCTAAGATCTACGACTCAACTATTATTGCTACAAATCAAGGATCCGTACGTAGAGGTGCAGCTTCTGTAAACTTAGATATTAATCACCCAGACATTAAAGAGTTTTTACAAATTAGAAGACCTAAAGGAGATCCAAACCGTCAGTGTCTAAACTTACACCAGTGTGTTTCTATTGATGACAAGTTTATGCAAAGATTAGAGCATAGAGATCCAGAGGCAATGGAACTATGGGTTGAAATTCTTAAATCAAGAGTTGAGACAGGAGAACCTTATTTAATGTTCAAGGATAATGTCAACAATCAGAATCCACCAGCATACGTTAAGAACAACTTGGATGTCACAATGACAAACATCTGTTCAGAGATTGCTTTGCATACTGACGAAGAGCATTCGTTTGTTTGCTGTCTATCTTCTTTGAACTTAACAAAGTACGATGAGTGGAAGGATACTGACTTAGTTGAAACAGCAATCTACTTTTTAGATGGAGTGTTAGAGGAGTTCTTAATTAAGACAAATGGTAAAGATTCTTTAATTAGAGCACACCGTTCTGCTAAGAAAGGAAGAGCATTAGGATTAGGAGTTTTAGGATGGCATTCATTTTTACAAGAAAAAGGATTACCGTTCAACTCAATTGCATCTACTTCTTGGACAAATAGAATATTCTCTCAGATTAAAACACAAGCTGAAGCAGCTTCTAGAAAATTAGCAGAGGAATACGGAGAACCTATTTGGTGTAAAGGAACAGGAATGAGAAACACTCACTTGATTGCAATTGCACCTACAGTTTCTAATTCAACAATCTCAGGAGGAGTGTCAGCAGGTATTGAACCAATCCCAGCTAACGTATATACTTTCAATTCATCTAAAGGTACTTTCATTAGAAAGAATCCAGTACTAGAAAGATACTTAGAGGAAAAAGGACACAACTCAGAAGAAGTTTGGAAACAAATCTTACAAGATAGAGGATCAATTGCAAACTTACCTGAAGAAGTTATGCCTGTGGATGACAAAGAGATCTTCTTAACATTTGCAGAAATAAATCAACTAGCATTAGTTGAACAAGCATCAGTAAGACAAAAGTATGTTGATCAGGCTCAATCACTAAATTTAGCATTCGATCCAGGAGATAGTCCAAAGTTCATCAACCTTGTACATCAGACAGCTTGGAAGTTGGGATTAAAGACGTTATATTATTTGCGAACTGATTCTGTTATTCGAGGAGACATAGGAAGTAGAACTTCTGAAGATTGTTTAAGCTGTGATGGATAAAAAATAAGAAATATGATTTACGTAATTGTAGCAAGTTTATTTGCAATTGGAGCTTTGGTTTATATATTAAATATGACCAAAGCAGAGGTTAAAAGATTAGAAAGTACTATCGTTGAAAGAGAATTAGAATTAATCGAAGAGATTAAAAAAGCTAGAAAAGATTCTAAATTTAGATCATCAGCAGTGAACTGGGGCAAAAGTATTGAACACTTTGTCCCGTTCATGTCAGAGTTCCCACTACCGCCCGAAAGTGTAGTATTTGTTGGAATGCCAATTGACTATGTAGGTTTCACAGATACCGAAAGTGCAAAAAATTGTCAAGTACATTTTGTAGAAGTAAAAAGCGGATCTTCTATGCTATCAGCTAAGCAGAAGAACATTAAGAAAGCAATTGAGGAAGGGCGAGTAGTTTTTCATGAAATTGCAGTTGATTCAAATAGGGTAGAGGAGTAGTGAACGAGCTTACTTTTAAGTTTAAAGGAAAGACATATAAACTTACAGACAAGTGGGAAGAAACGTGTCTCAACGATTCAAAAGCATTTCAACTAGAACAATTCAAATACTTAGAAAAAACTGGGGATTTTGTTACTATGGAAAATAGAGTAAATAATCAGATACTATTTGGATACTTAGAAGAAATTTCATATATTAAATAATAATCAAAAATAAAATCTATGTCAAAGAATTCAGCAAAACAAAATTACCAATCACTGATGGACTGGTTACCGACCCTGAACCAGCCTAAAGCAGTTAAAGAACAATCATCAACCAAGTTCAGCAAAGCTGATTACTATAAAGCAAAAGGAGCATATGGCAAAAAAGGTAATTAAGTTTTACGCCAATTGGTGCGGCCCTTGCAAGGTATACGGACCGACGTTTGAAAAAGTAAAACAAGAACTACAAGAAGGTATTGAATTTGTAGAAATCAATATTGAAGAAGATCCTGAAAACCTATCAGGAGAATACAAAGTACGGGGTATTCCTCACACAGTAGTGATAAAAGAGGATGGAACTCAGGTACAAGCCTCAGGTAGGTTAGGTGAACAGGCTTTAAAAGATTTAATTTTAAACTAAACACTATAAAAAAATGTTACGAGATCCAAAAACAGTTCCAACCACGGACACATTAATTGAAGATCCGGCTTTAGAGCCATACTTCATTACAAATTCTCAATCAGGAGGATACACCATTTACGAAAGAGTGACTAAGGGAAAAGATGATAAAGCATACCTGAGAACGGTTTCTTATCCGTCTACTTTTAATCATGCATTGAAAATCATTGCTAAAGAGAAATTAAACTGCAATGAGCAAAGCCACTACACCACACTTAAGGAGTATGTTGCTAAATGGGAGCAAATTACCAAATCAATCGAAACAGCTACCCTAATGCCATTGTAGAATGGGAGAAGTAGTTAGTCACGTATGTGGTGCTTGTGGTGAGAATCACCCACACCTATTAAATATTTCTGCAATAATTTCTACAATTTTAGTTGTATTCGGAGGATATTTTTCTTATATTAAATGTAAGATAAAATCACTATGGAAAAAGAATTAGTACTAGAATTGGTACAACGGTCTGTTAGTTCTCTTTATACAAAAGAGGATGTTATCAAAATAATTAACTCAATTGATATACCGCAAATTAGAGTATACCAATTACAAAAACAAAAAAACGTTATGTTAGAACAAAAACCACAAGAGTATGTATCCTTGTTTGATTACCTAGGACATCCAGCAGGAACAGCATTAGGAACACAGGTATACGAAGCTGCCAAACGATGTAAAGAAAAAACAGATACAAGGATAGTTAGTACCAGAACCTATAACGGAAAAGTGCTACTCTACCGTAAAGCCTTCTTACAGGAATACTTTGCATCAAAACAAGCATAAGGATTTGCCTATATCCTATTAATACCTGGCACAAATTAAATTATAAATTATGTCTAGAAAACACGTTGTAGTATCACTTTCGGGTGGTATGGACTCAAGTACTTTATTGCTTAGATGTCTAAAAGAGTATGACACAGTTACTGCTATTAGCTTTGACTATGGTCAGAAACACAGAGTAGAGCTAGAAAGAGCTCAATCATTAATTGATTATATCAAATTCAGATATAATCCTAAGTATCGTCAAATTAAATTAGATGGATTAGTTGATTTATTAGATTCAGCTTTAGTAACAGGAGGTGAAGATGTACCGGAAGGTCACTATGCAGAAGATAATCAAAAAGCAACAGTTGTACCTAATAGGAACAAAATATTTGCTTCAATTACTCAAGCAGTAGCCTTATCAGTTGCAAATAGAACAAAAGAAAATTGTGATATTGCTCTAGGAATCCATTCTGGAGATCACGAAATTTATCCGGACTGTAGACAGGAATTCAGAGATGCTGATGACTTAGCTTTTAGAATTGGAAACTGGGACTCAGAACGTGTAGGATTCTTTACTCCATACTTAGAAGGGGATAAATTCACTATCTTACAAGACGGAGAAACACTATGTAGAGAATTAGGATTAGATTTTAATGAAGTCTATTCAAGAACTAACACCTCCTACAAACCATATCCTTCAGGAAACAGTGATTATAAATCAGCTTCAAGTGTAGAGAGAGTTTTAGCTTTTATTAAATTAGGGGTTGCAGATCCAGTACAGTATGAAGACGAAACAGGATTAGTGAGTTGGGAAGTAGCTAAAGCTCATGCCTTACAGATTGAAAAAGACTTTCTAGAGGAAAAGAAATAGAGTAGTACCTAATGGAATGGTAGTTCCAAACTATTTATAATAAAGGAACTACCATGCATTATATTTACATTACAACAAATCTCATTAACGGAAAGTACTATATAGGAAAGCATAAAGGAGAGATAGACGATAAATATTTAGGTTCTGGAATAATTTTGAAGCAGGCCATAGAAAAATATGGAAGAGTTAATTTCGAAAAAGAAGTCATAGTTATCTGTTCGACAGAAGAAGAAGCTAATACCTGGGAGAAGAAAATTATAAAGGAAAATCTAACCGACCCAAATTGCTACAATATAGCTCCAGGAGGAGAAGGAGGATACACTATTAAGTACTTCTCAGAAGAGGAACAGCAGACTATACGGCAAAAAGCAATAAAGACCCGAAAGAAGTACGTACTAGAACATCCAGAAGAGGTTAAAGCTTGGCAGAGTAAGCAAAGAGAGACTCTACTGCGAAATCTAGAAAATCATAAAAGTGCTGTTAAAAGAGGATTATCTCTAAAAACAAAAGAGGAAAAAGAAGATCAGCATAAAAAAGTAACACAGAGAAAACTAGAGAACGGATACTACAGTGAATTTCAACTAATAGATCCAGTCGGAAATATAGTAATGCAGAGTATTGGAGCAGAGAGTATAGCAAAGAAGTACGGAGTAACACCTAATGGAATACGACTAGCCTCTAAACATCAGCAGACTATTTCAAGAGGAAATTTAAAAGGGTATAAAGTAAAAAAAATATAAATTATGAACGACACAAACAAAACAGCAGTAGAATTTTTAATTGAAGAACTAAATAACATAAAAAGTTCATCAACTGACCAATATGGTAAAATAACATTTTTGGAAAAAGAATTTATTAGAGTACTTAACCAAGTCATAGAAATGGAAAAACAGCAGATAATACAATCAAATAGAGATGGTGTTGATATGATTATAAATGAAAAACATTTTATTTCAGGAGAAAAATACTACAACGAAACATTTAAAAAGAAATAAGTTATGGAAAAATTTAAAACTTATGGAAGTTTAGTTTTAGCAATGTTGGGTTGTTTCAATATTGGATTATATGCTTCCTCAACATTTAGATATAATGAACCTATTGAAATGCATAGATGGATTATGACTAGTATATTTGGATTAGCATTTTTAGGTTATTTTTTAAAACAATTTAAAAACAAATAAGATTATGATAATAGGCTTTGTATGTGTAATTATATTCTTTATGTTTTTTGGAGTTAGAATAACAATTCATAAAAAAGATAAAAAAGATTAAAAAAAGATTGAATATGAAACAAACAGCAGTAGAATTTGCAGTAGGAAAATTAGAGCAATTTATTCCAAAAGGAAATCAAATTGTAATTAAAGCTATTCTTGAACATTCCAAAGAAATGGAAAAGCAACAAGAAAGAAGTTATAGTGAAGAAGAAGTCATTAAGTTACTAATATATTGTAAAGACAGATTTGGTGGTTCTGGACTAGAAGATTATACTCATGATGATGAAGTGAAAGAATGGTTTGAACAATTTAAAAACAAATAAAATTATGGGAATTATTCCAGCATTACTTATATCAATTCCATTGTGGTTAATAGCAGTAACTTTAAAGGATATTTTAGAAACATTTAAAAACAAATAAGATGAAAACAATAACAAAATCGGTAATTAAACTATCAGAATTACCTAACCATTTGCAAAATGATGAAATATTTGATGGGCATAAAATAAATACTTATGCTATATTTCATATTGATGATTCAGAAGAAACTGAACTGTCATTGTGGTTAATTAAAAATTACCCTACAATTAAAAGAAAAATTAGTTTTCTAATCCATATTGATATTAAAATTGATAAAGAGAATGTCGATGAAGGTGAATTTGGAATTGAATGGGAAGAAGTAAAATAAAGCAAATAGTATCATGAACGAAACAAACAACAGCTTGACAATAGCATCAGGAACAACAACAACAACAGAAGTATCTACAATCCCATGGGGCTCAGGAACAGCCACTATACAAGGCTATTCAGGAACAACAATCACAACAAATAATCCAGTAGGGATGGGATATCCAAATCCAAGTCAAACATTAACAATAGCAAATTCAATTAACATGAGAACAAAACAAGTAAAAGCAGTAGTATTTACAATCGAAAAAAATGACCAAAATCAAGTAATATCTACAAAATTTGTAAAAGAATTATGGGTAGAAGTTAAAAACGGGACTTCTTTAGATCTAATAGTAGCTAAAGAATTAAAAGGAGACTTTGATCCTGAAACCACAGTAGTGAGAGAAATGTTAACAGTAATTTTCTAATGGCACAGTACAGAAAGAAATCAGTTGTAATTGAAGCAGTACAGTATGACGGAAACTTTAGATGTCTTGACATATTTTCAATTAATGAAGTTTCACATTTTGTAGTTTCAAAAGATGAAAAGGGCAAACAGTGCATCAAGATACCTACACTAGAAGGAGAAATGACTGCTACCATTGGAGACTTCATCATAAAAGGAGTAAATGGAGAATTTTATCCATGCAAGCCAGATATTTTTGAAAAAACTTATGAAAAAGTTGCTGAATAGAAATAAAAGCAATATCTTTATAGAATAAAATTAAGAGTTATGATAAATAAAGTAGCAGGAGTAGTACTCCTATTGTTCGGATGGACATTTGCAACATTTTGGATTTTTAACCACATCAATGCTTGGGCTGGGATTGGCTTTGGTGTGTTGGGAATAATAATCACAGCAAACCAAATTAATAAAAAATTAAATTAAAAAAATGAAAAAAATTTCAGGGTTATTTTTAGTGTTAGTATTCGCAGTACTTTTAACGTCATGCGAAAGAGTTGCTCCAAATTACTACGGAGTATTAATGGAAAATTACGGTAAGAATGGTAAAGACGACTATTCAAAACAACAAGGTCGTGTTAATACGATGTCTCCGGGAACAGAATTGTTTCAAGTACCAGCATGGGAACAACGTGGTCAGTTTACAGACGATGAAGGGCAGGACAGAGTGTTGCAAGTAAAAGCAGCTGATAATACAGCATTCACATCTAAACCATTATATTCTTATAAAGTAATTCAGAATAAAGTAGTTGATGTTGTATTCCAAAACTCAAGACTTGGATCAGGAGATGATTTTATGACTGCGTTGCAAGATAATGTATTAGAGCCTCGTATTTATGACATCATTAAAGAAGCATCTAGAAGCTATACTACAGATCAATTAATGGCTAATGGTGGTTCATTAAAGTTTGAACAGTATGTCCAAAATATAGTATCTACAGAATTTGAAAAATCAGGACTACAGTTAATTAGTTTCAGCCTTAACTTAGACTTCTCTGCTAAAGTAAAAGAGAAGATTGATAATAGAAATGAAGTAAATACAAACATTTCTGTATTAGATCAACAGATTGCTGAGCAAAAGAAAAGAAATGAGTTAGAGGTACTAAAAGCTGAACAAAATAAAATTAGAAGTGCAGGTATCACTCCTCAGTTATTACAGGAACAAGCAATAAGAAAATGGAATGGACATCTTCCAAGTACATATTCTGGAGGTTCATTACCATTTGTTAAAACAGTAAATTAAAATTAAATAAAAACGAAAATGAAAAAAGTATTTTTAGCAGTAGCCTTAATGGCAGTAGTAGCAGTAAGTTGTAAGAAAGTAGAAACACCAGCTTCAGTAACAACTCCAGATTCAACCACAGTAGTAGTTGATTCAGTATCAGTTGACACTACAGCAGTAGCAGTAGACTCAGTAGCAGTTACTAAATAATCTTTAAAAGTAAAAATTATGTACGAAAACGAAGAACGAGTAATACAAGTTGAACAATGTGGGTCTCTAGAGAAATATGTACCATCACGTTCAGAAGCATTAAAAGATTATGCAATCTCAATTGACTTCTTAACAATTGGATGTATTGTAAGAGTAGGATGTAAATCAGTTCCATTCACATCAACAGACGAAGCAATGAAAGAACTTAACGCATATATTAAGAACCCAATTGAAGCTCGAAAAGTTTGGGAAAAGAGATTTGCAGATTACGATAAACAGTAACAAAGCATTATGCCTGAGTCCATGCCCTCCTCTTGCTAGAAATTAAAAGACATAACACGCAGCCTGTTCTCTGCGGTAAGAAAGAGGGTACTAATAAAAACTACTTGAGTAGGTGGGAGTGGTCAATCAACAACTCACTGAAGTTTCAGGTAAAACTATATTTAAAGGGATGGCCGAGCCTAGTATATCAGTAAGTAGGAAGTTAATGTTTTTTAGAAAGATTGAATAGTTTTTAACATTAGCGAAAACAGTCAGGTGGCGGAATGGTAGACGCTTAAAGAAAGCCTTAATAGGTGGGTGTAAGTCCCTTAATGGTGTAAACTTCATACAGGTTCGAATCCTGTCCTGACTACAAAATAAACTACCGTTCTTTGAAATAAAAACTATAAAATTATGGAACAAATTTTAGCATTTGTTTTAGGGGTTAGTATGGGTGTCTTTGTATGGACAGTTGTGGTAGCGTTTAGAACAGCAAAATTAGCAAAACAAAATGAAAAAGACATTCGAAATTTAGAAGACTGGATCTCTAGAAATGATGAATCAGCACATCGTAGAATTGATCAAGAAATTGATCGAGTAAATAATTTACACAAAGATAGCATTAGCTATATTGATTCCAGAGCAGACAAACTGGATTCAAAGATTGAAAACAATAAACATTTATTAAAAGGATAAATTAATAAAAGAACGGTAGTTAAAAAATAAATCAACTTATAGTTGGTTTGGAATGGAAAAGTCAGTATATTTATATATACAATAACAGCAAATATGAAAGCAGTTCAAAACATGCAACAACTAAATCACACAGCGCAGAGAGCCATTAGTATATGGTCGGATTCGTTATGTGGAGATGTTCTTGTGGGCTTTACGTATAATAACGAACCGAAACAAAACACCGATTTGGGATGATATAAGAAATTATAACATATAAACTTCATAAGAAGCCCAAATCAAAATAAAAAGATTTGGGTTTTTTTTATAGAAAAAGTTGTCAGATACAAATAAAGATCGTATCTTTAAGTATAGAGATAAGGGGGCGGTGGTAAAATGGTAAAGCACCCAGCATATGAAGCTGGGGGAAGAGGTTCGATTCCTCGAAGTAACGAAAGTTATGAGTATGGTATTATTGTAGGTTCGAGTCCTACCTGCTCCACAAAAGAGTTCATTGACATATTGGATAAAATTAAAAGGAGGAGTGGACAGTTGGTTGTCGAGCGGTCTTGAAAACCGTCGGGTGTAAAAGCTTTGCAAGTTCGAATCTTGTCTCCTCCGCCATATTGTCCTATGGTATAACGGTTATTACACTTGACTTTGACTCAAGTAATTGTGGTTCGATTCCACATGGGACAACAAATAATTGTAAGTAGTGAAAGCCTATCCCAACACCTGATCAGTAAGTAGGACGGTTAGTAAAGAAAGCATTATCAGTAAGTAGTGGAGAAATCCATGCGGAGAAAACGATGCAAGACGCAAGTACAGGGAATCAGCCCGATGGCTTTGCTTACGAAAATTTCTGGATGTATAGGAGTCAGGTTTATCTAGCCTACCTTGGACGTAGGAGCACGCAGGTTCGAATCCTGCCATCCAGACGATAAGACTGTTACTAATTCATAGATCACCGCCTAATAAGCACCGACGCATAGAATTAGATTTGCCCTCTAGGCTTTAAAGTGAAGCACGATACTTTTAATATCGGGAAGAAGGAGCATTACCTTCAGGGGGTACAAAAGCTACATACACAACCTTACAATCTCTCAGTTAAAAGCTGTTGTAAGATCAAGTAATAAGCCAATATGCTTATTAGTTGTGATCAGGTGTAGCACCAGCCTCGTTGGCGTAATAGGAGCGTATTTGTTTTACATGCAAATGGCGGTGGAGCGTAACCATCACGAGGTACCATAGGGGTTCGCACTACACTGTAGAGATTTAGGAAGTGCATTTGGGTAGCAAAAGTCGTTCGGATACGGCAGCCGGTCTGTAAAATCGGTCCTCAAGGGAGTGGTTCGAGTCCACTGCTGCCCACAAACAAGGAAACACTCCAGAGTTGGTAAGCGCTTATCAGGACTCAAGAGAAGTAAAGTTACAGATGGGTGCGTAACGCCTTGGACTACTAAGAATGAATGATACGAGCCTCCAAAGTTCGAAAGGAGTCAGGTAGTAGTCAAAATTGGGTCTTTTGTATAGCTGGTGCGTATGCTAGTCTGAAGAACTAGAGGAGTAGGTTCGATTCCTACAGGACCCACTAAGAGGAGAGGCATGGGTTCGAATCCCATACTGTCCCAGATATGGGGCGGTTAGTATAACTGGCAGTAGCGCTCACTTGGACTGGTAGCTCAGAGGCAGAGCAAGAAGCTGTTAACTTCGAGGTCGGGATTTCGAAATTCCCTCAGTCCGCGAGGATGTTTAGTTTGGTAGTATGTTTTTAAGGAGCCAAAGTGCCGTAAGGATTACTTGATGAGTAAAAAGGATAAACTATCAGTCAGAGTAGTTTAAAGAGCACTAACCAAGGGTTAATTCCGATGGTTAATGTTTTAGTAAAACGTAGGTCTATCCGAGTAGTTGTAGGTGCAAGTCCTACCTCTGACACAATTGCTCCTATAGTAGAATGGTTAGCACACATCTCTGATAAGGATGAAATGGAGGTTCAATTCCTTCTAGGAGTACAAAATGGAGAGTAAATCACACAGGGTGTGGGACCGCTTGCTAAGCGAATCGAGTGCTTCGGCTCTTGGGGATCGATACCTCTGCTCTCCGCAAAAACCTGTTCCCCGCCCTCACAACGCATTTAAGGAATGCAGGAGCTGAAAGTACAATCGGGGCGATGTGGTGGGACACTTTAAAATCTTAGGTACAACGATAAGTTAACGGGTTCTTATCAACTGCCGACTTGATCTAGTGATCGAGAATATCTCATAAGTATTCTTAGACAAGAGCGTAACTTGTAGTCGGTACAAAAAGTAAGGTGTATGGAAGCTATTAAAGTGCTACTCAATAATACCTAGTAGTCATCTTACTTAATATGGTGTTCGAAGCTTTTTAGTGAAGTGCAAGACTGTGAATCTTGAGAAGACGGGGCGGTACCGTCCTTACACCCAAAATGCCTCCGTGATGGAACTGGAATACATATCGATCTTAAACGTCGAGTTTTGAGGGTTCGAATCCCTTCGGAGGTACAAAATTGATACAGTTTTAAGTTTCCTTAAAACGTGCCTATTTATAATAAAAGAATATGGTACATTTATCGAAAGAGCAAATAGAAGAGGCATATGCACTCTGTAAAAGCTCTCGAAAAGCTGCAAAACACTGTAACGTAAGCTACGCCGCTTTTCAAAGAGTTGCAAAAGAGTTAGGGCTTTGGAGAACAAATCAAAGTGGAAAAGGATTGGCAAAATTAAAAAAACCATACCTAACACCAGAAGATATTTTTCAAAAAGGAAAACACATTACCGGAGGTGTATTGAAAAGAATACTACTAACAGAAAGAGAGTGGGAATGTGAGGAATGTAGAATATCAGAATGGAGAGGAAATGCATTACCATTAGAAATTGATCACATAGACGGTGATACTTCTAATAATCTAAGAGATAATCTAAAAATACTATGCCCAAACTGTCACGCTCAGACACCAACATGGAGGAGTAGTAACAAAGGAAATACTTATAAAAATATAAGTGATGAGGATTTTTTAGAAGCATTAGAGAGTACAGAGAGTATTAGGCAAGCTCTAATAAAATTAGGAATGGCTCCAAAAGGAGGAAACTATTCTAGAGCATATCAAATACTCTCAGATAAATAAGATAACTGGTCTTATAGCATAACTGGAAATGCACTTGAATACGAATCAAGAGACTGTAGGTTCGACTCCTACTAAGACCTCTACTGCCCTTATAGCATAAATGGAAATGCCACATCCTTCTAAGATGTTCAATACCTGTTCGAATCGGGTTAGGGGTACAAAATGCGTTCCGCAGACAAGGTGTCGGTCAGGTCTCCAAAACCTCGACGGCTGGGTTCGATTCCTAGGGTTCGCGCAATATCCTTCTGTAGTTTAACAAGAGCAAAACACAGAGACGAATACATCTCCCTCCGGTAACCAATCCAAGAATGTATTAAGAGTATGTGGGTTCGATTCCCACTGGAAGGGCAAAAATTATTAATTATGAAAAAGAAATTCGATGCTCATTAGGTTTATTAACCTAAAATTTGAGCAAGATGAGAATCAAAAACTATACTCAAAAAGAGTATAAAAGAGAAAGAAGGAGACAATCCAAAGATGGTGGAATGTGGTTTGAAGACTATTGGAGTAAAAAATCCGGAATATGGGCCTTCAAGTACAGAGAATACCGTACCTGGAAGCACAACAGAAGAACACAATATAAACCTTTAAAATAAGTTATCATGAGTAAGTATCAGAAAACACTGGTAGTAGATTCAAGCTTTATGGCAAGATCAATTATCCCGACAGAAAGAGCATTCGTGATTTCTTATAAGGGTAATGCAGAAGTAGTAGCTGAACA